TTACTGGATACTATTTGAAATAAGAAAGGAATTGCTAGGGTTATCAACGTTAGCATTAAGGCTGCTATCGCAATTATAAAGCCAGTTTTTTTTCGCAATGATTTTATTGATTTCTTTCGGAAGTCGTTTATCAAGTCCTGCAAAATCCTTTCCCATTCTAGAAAGTTGATCATCATCCAATTTATTTACGATTTTTCCTTGGTAACCTTTAGTCGGTATTATTGTTTTAAATAATAACATTCGGGCTACTGCAGAATTTTGTGTCAATGAGAATGGTTCTTTTGACATATTTACAAGATATATTGAAATTATGCCATTATATCCAGGGTCAATATGCCCTGGATTCGTCATGATAATTCCATTTTTTGATAGTGTGTTTCTTGGGAATATTACACCAGCTAAATTTTTTTGCAAGTTGGAATTTTTCATTTAACTCTAATATTACAGTTTCCCCTGGCATCAGGATATGGTTGTTACGTGTTTTTTTATTGTCTTGACAGTCTGGTATATGTATTGTTTTTACAGAGAGATCAATGCTTGCAGATTGAACTTTAAATGTTCCATTTAATACCGTTAATGGATCAAAAATGTTGCCTCGCTGAATTTCATCATTGATTTCTATTTCAGACAGCATATCAAAATCCTATATTTGTAAAGTTATTATAAATTAGCCAGAGGGTTTTTTATTACTGCATCTTCAAGATGCTCTGGGGAAAAAATGTGCATAAATCATAGTCATTTTTATATCAGAGTGGCCTAAAATATCTCGTAAAACCAAAATATTACCACCATTCATCATAAAATGGCTGGCGAATGTATGGCGCAGAACGTGGGTGCATTGGCCCTCTGGTAACTCAATGTCAGCTCGCTTTACTGCTCGTTCAAAGGCTTTTCTGCAAGGAGTGAATAACTTCCCTCTGTTCTTAGGGAGTTCGTCATACAGATCCTGAGATATCGGCACGGTACGGTTTTTCTTGCCCTTAGTCTTGGTATAGGTGATCCGGTATTTCGATAACTGATGGCCCTGCAGATTTTCGGCTTCACTCCAGCGCGCGCCGGTGGCCAGGCATATTTTTGCAATTAAAAGTAGACTGGGGTTTTGAGAATCAGCACAGGCATCCAGCAGACGTTTAATTTCTTCCGGGGTCAGGAACGCCAGTTCACCCTCAGCAATTTTAAATGTTGGCAGCCCGGCAAGCGGATTGGGGGCTGACCAGTGGCCCAACTTTTTCAGTGTGCCAAAAACAGATGATAGGTTGCGCTGTTCAAGGTTTACAGTGCGGGGCTTAACGGGCGACATAAGCGTGCCCTCTTCATTTCGCACTTCACCTTTTAGCCGCGCTTCTCGGTATTTAGTAAAATCACCGGCTGTCAGCTCTGAGGCGATGGGATCGCCTAGACCATTACAGATAATTCTAAGTTTCGCCATGAGGCGCTTGGGGTCTGCGAGTGTTTGACCATACAGGGAATACCACTGCTCAATTAATTCTGATAGGTGTCGCCGATCTTCCTTTTCCCCCAGCCATGGCTTTTTGTTCACTTCTTCCATTGTGAAGCTTTCAAAAGCAATGGCTTCGCCTTTCGTAGCAAATTGCTTACGCACGCGCTTGCCATTGCGTCCATGGGGATAGCACTCGCACAACCATTTACCGTTTGGCTGTTTTCTGACAGTCATGTTTAGATACTCTTTATTACTTTGACTGCACGCCCAATAACTTCCACATCATCAGTAGAGCACTCGAAAGACGCTTCATCTTGATTTACTACAATCTTATTGCCGGGAATCCGCATGATTTTTGCAACAATAATCATTCCATCAATATTGATAAGCCAGAATCCATTGCTGACCTGTTTAATTGATTTATCGATGAGATAACAATTAGTAGGGGTTTCTAAGAACATCAATTCTTCATAATCTGCAGGTAATATGCTGTGGTCTAGGAAAATCTCTTCATCAATACTGAGTTGTCCATTCTCCAGGGTTCCTTTAGGAATAGCTGGAGTTATGAGTTTGGATAACGGTTTAATTGCTTGTTTGTTCTCATTATGAGAACTTTTCTCAGGCTCAGCTCCTCCTTTCATGCTTCCCTGTCCTGTAGCTAACCAAAGCAACGAAACACCGGTTTCTAGTGCGCACTGAATTATCCAGTCAGCAGGAAAGCTGTCACGTAACACTCTGTTTGCCATAGTGCTTTTTGAGACATTCAGGTGCTCGCTTAATGCCTGCTTAGTTGTGAATCCATAAGCCTCAAGCAGCCTTTCAATAGCTGCCTTACCTCCCGTATCGGAACCCATTCTGATGTTTAACATTGGTGATCTCCATTTGACAATCTTGAATCAAGATCGTAATGTCTTCATGTCTCTTGATGTGAGAGTTTAAGAGACGGGCTAAAAACGAACTAACACGCACACAAAGTAAGAGATATTGCACTATGAGCACTGATATTTCAATTCGTGTACCAAAAGAGATGGCTACGCCTGCAGAGTTCGCGGAATGGGAAGGTATCTCCCGCGGCTCCGTGTATCAAAAAATTCACCATGGTCAGCTTGCTAAATACATGGTCAAGAAAGAAAAAAAACAAAGGCCGCGTAAGCCTGCGTTATTTAATGTACAAAACCGATCAGGTCCGTGAATCCCTCGGTCATTCCAACTTCCGCGTCATTGTTGGTAAGTAAGTTCAATTATGAGAACTTTCTAAGGGGGTAGCATGTTTGATTATAAGATTTCCAAACACCCGCATTTTGATGAAGCCTGTAGAGCTTTTGCACTTCGTCACAATATGGCGAAGCTGGCAGAACGTGCAGGAATGAATGTCCAGACTTTGCGAAACAAACTCAACCCAGATCAACCGCATCAGCTCAATGCGCCAGAAATCTGGCTGCTTACCGATCTGACTGAAGATTCAACGCTGATAGATGGTTTTCTGGCACAGATTCACTGCCTGCCATGTGTACCGATTAATGAGGTAGCAAAAGAGAAACTGCCGCATTACGTCATGAGTGCAACCGCAGAGATCGGGCGTGTTGCTGCAGGTGCGGTATCTGGCGATGTAAAAACCAGTGCAGGTCGTCGTGATGCTATCAGCAGCATTAACTCTGTAACACGACTGATGGCGCTGGCTGCTGTTTCATTGCAGGCCCGTTTACAGGCTAATCCTGCGATGGCGAGTGCAGTTGATACCGTGACTGGCCTCGGTGCTTCATTCGGTTTGCTGTGAGGTGCTTATGCTTACGAAAGAACCATCATTTGCATCGCTGCTGGTAAAGCAAAGCCCGGCAATGCACTACGGTCACGGCTGGATCATGGGTGAGGATGGTAAACGCTGGCATCCATGCCGTTCACAAGATGAATTGCTGGCAGAACTATCTACGAAAAAACGGGGGAACAAATGGCTATTGAAGGCGCTGCGGCGACTGTTCCATTAAGCCCCGGTGAACGCCTGAATGGACTTAATCATATTGCGGAGTTAAGGGCGAAAGTTTTTGGTCTTAATATTGAGTCAGAGCTTGAGCGGTTTATTAAAGATATGCGTGATCCACGGGATATTAATAGCGAACAAAATAAACGGGCACTCGCTGCCATATTCTTTATGGCAAAAATTCCAGCTGAACGTCATAGCATCAGCATTAATGAGCTGACCACTGACGAAAAGCGGGAGTTGATTAAAGCAATGAATCATTTTCGTGCAGTGGTGAGCTTATTTCCCAGACGGCTAACCATGCCGAATTAACCAACTAATGAAATTAATGGCGTAAACCCGCCGGGCATCCCTTTATCTAAATTCAGGAGAATTGATTATGCGTAATATTGAAACCCTCACGACTAAAACCGGACCGGATGACGCAGGGCTTAATATTTTACTGACAGAGGCTCGTCTGGAAGAACGCCGGGCAAGGGCTGAAGCAATGGCAGCTCGCCTTGATAGCCTGGCGTGTCATATCACATCCCGCCAGCTAAACCACGTCGAAGCGGCAGAACTGCTGCGTGTGACTGCTGAAGCAATCCAGAACGAAGCGCAGGAGATCCACTGATGGCTGATGCAATGGATCTCGTACAGCAGCGCGTTGAAGAAGAACGCCAGCGCCATATCTGTGCTGCCCGTGCTAAAACACCGGGCGTGTCCCGCGTGCTTTGCATTGAGTGTGAAGCGCCAATTCCGCCAGCACGCCGCCGCGCCATTCCGGGTGTGCAGCTTTGCATTACCTGTCAGGAAATCGCAGAGCTGAAAGGTAAACATTACAACGGAGGTGCTGTATGAGCACCATCCTGAAATGGGCGGGAAATAAAACCGCCATTATGTCCGAACTGAAAAAACATCTTCCTGCTGGCCCGCGACTGGTTGAACCTTTCGCGGGTTCCTGTGCAGTGATGATGGAGACGGATTACCCCAGCTATCTGGTTGCGGATATTAATCCTGATTTAATCAATCTCTATAAAAAGGTTGCTGCTGATTGTGAGGCGTTTATATCTAGCGCCAGAATTTTGTTTGAGGAAGCAAACAGGGAGGTGGCTTATTACAACATAAGGCAGGAGTTTAATTACTCCACTGAAATTACTGATTTCATGAAAGCGGTATATTTCCTGTATCTCAATCGTCACGGTTACCGTGGTTTATGTCGCTATAACAAGAGCGGGCATTTCAACATTCCCTACGGTAATTATAAAAATCCGTATTTCCCTGAAAAAGAAATTCGCGCATTTGCAGAAAAGGCCCAGCGAGCAACGTTTATCTGCGCCAGCTTTGATGAAACGCTGGCGATGTTGAAGGCGGGGGATGTGGTGTATTGCGATCCGCCGTATGACGGTACGTTTTCCGGCTATCACACTGACGGCTTCACTGAAGATGACCAGTATCACCTGGCATCTGTTCTTGAACATCGGTCATCAGAAGGACATCCGGTCATTGTTTCTAACAGTGACACATCCCTGATCCGTTCGCTGTATCGCAATTTTACTCACCACTACATCAAGGCAAAACGCAGCATCGGCGTAGCAGCTGGTGAGAGTAAATCTGCAACAGAAATCATCGCTGTTTCTGGGGTGCGCTGCAGGGTGGGATTTGATCCTTCGCGTGGCGTGGATAGTTCTGCCGTGTACGGAGTGCGTGCATGAGCCATGCTGATATGAACAACTGCAGCGGCTTTAACGAGGCCGCCGCAGCATTCTCATGGAACAGCCCGAAAAAGGCCATTAACCCTTATCTGGACCCGGCAGAAGTTGCGCCGGTTTCTGCGCTTTCAAACCTGATCACTCTGTACGCTACCGATAACGAGCAGGAACAACTGCGCCGCGAGGCACTGAGTGATCAGGTCTGGGAGCGTTATTTCTTTAATGAATCCCGTGATCCTGTCCAGCGCGAAATGGAGCAGGATAAGCTCATTAGCCGGGCAAAGCTGGCGCATGAGCAGCAGCGTTTTAATCCGGATATGGTCATTCTGGCGGACGTCAACGCCCAGCCTTCCCATATCAGCAAGCCGCTGATACAACGTATTGAATACTTCAGCAGCCTGGGCAGGCCAAAGGCTTATTCCCGCTATTTACGTGAGACGATTAAGCCATGTCTGGAACGACTGGAGCATGTACGCGACAGTCAGCTATCTGCATCTTTTCGCTTTATGGCAAGCCATGAAGGGCTGGACGGCCTGCTGATCCTGCCTGAAATGAGTCAGGATCAGGTGAAACGCCTGTCCACCCTGGTAGCTGCGCATATGAGTATGTGCCTTGATGCAGCTTGTGGCGATTTGTATGCCACCGATGACGTTAAGCCAGAAGAAATCCGCAAGACATGGGAAAAGGTGGCAGCGGAAACCCTGCGTCTGGATGTCATCCCGCCTGCGTTTGAGCAACTCCGCCGGAAAAGAAACCGCCGTAAACCCGTGCCCTATGAACTCATTCCGGGGTCGCTGGCGCGTATGCTGTGCGCCGACTGGTGGTATCGGAAATTGTGGAAGATGCGTTGCGAATGGCGGGAAGAGCAGTTGCGTGCTGTTTGCCTGGTCAGCAAAAAAGCATCTCCCTATGTCAGCTATGAAGCCGTGATGCATAAACGTGAGCAGCGCCGTAAGTCGCTGGAGTTTTTCCGTTCTCATGAACTGGTGAACGAAGACGGCGACACGCTGGACATGGAGGATGTGGTAAACGCCAGCAGCAGCAACCCTGCGCATCGCCGCAATGAGATGATGGCCTGTGTTAAAGGTCTGGAGCTTATCGCGGAAATGCGCGGTGACTGCGCCGTTTTCTACACCATCACCTGTCCGTCACGTTTCCATTCCACGCTAAATAACGGCAGGCCCAACCCGACTTGGACAAATGCGACGGTAAGACAAAGCAGTGATTATCTGGTCGGCATGTTTGCTGCATTTCGTAAGGCGATGCACAAAGCCGGGTTGCGCTGGTATGGCGTGCGGGTGGCTGAGCCGCATCATGACGGCACAGTTCACTGGCACCTGTTGTGTTTCATGCGCAAAAAAGACCGCCGCGCCATTACTGCATTGTTGCGTAAGTTTGCTATCCGTGAAGACCGCGAGGAGCTGGGTAATAACACGGGGCCACGCTTTAAGTCTGAGCTGATAAACCCGCGCAAAGGAACGCCGACTAGCTACATCGCGAAATACATCAGTAAGAACATTGACGGGCGTGGTCTGGCTGGCGAGATCAGCAAGGAAACGGGTAAATCTCTGCGTGATAACGCTGAATACGTTAATGCCTGGGCGTCTCTGCATCGTGTTCAGCAATTCCGCTTCTTTGGCATTCCGGGGCGTCAGGCTTACCGTGAACTGCGATTGCTGGCTGGTCAGGCGGCAAGGCAACAGGGTGACAAAAAAGCAGGTGCGCCGGTACTGGATAACCCGCGCCTTGATGCCATTCTGGCTGCAGCTGATGCTGGTTGTTTTGCCACCTACATCATGAAGCAGGGCGGCGTACTGGTTCCCCGTAAATATCACCTCATCAGAACCGCTTATGAAATCAACGAAGAGCCGACCGCCTATGGCGATCACGGCATTCGTATTTATGGCATCTGGTCACCCATTGCAGAGGGCAAAATCTGCACTCATGCCGTGAAGTGGAAAATGGTTCGTAAGGCCGTTGACGTTCAGGAGGCGGCAGCCGACCAGGGCGCTTGCGCCCCTTGGACTCGTGGCAATAACTGTCCCCTTGCTGAAAATTTGTACCAACAAGGGAAAGACAAATCAGCTGATGGGGATACCAGAACGGATATCACCCGCATGGATGACAAGGAGTTGCACGATTACCTGCACAGTATGAGCAAAAAAGAGCGCCGGGAACTGGCAGCAAGGTTACGCCTGGTTAAACCGAAACGGCGTAAAGACTACAAACAGCGAATTACAGACCATCAGCGACAGCAGATCGTCTATGAGCTGAAGTCCAGAGGATTTGATGGTAGCGAGAAAGAGGTCGATTTACTCCTTCGCGGCGGCAGTATTCCGTCAGGAGCAGGCCTGCGTATCTTCTATCGGAACCAGCGTTTGCAGGAAGATGATAAGTGGCGGAACCTGTATTAATTACGCTGGTTAACAATTAATACTCTAAATAATAAGCAAAGGGATAAATCCTATTGATTTTAAAAAACCTTTTTACTTTAACGATATTATTATGTACTGTATGTAAAACCAGTGGTTAAGTATACAGTATTATCTACCCACAGTGAGATAGGAGGGAAGATGCAGGATTATTTTTTAGAGTCGTTGAAACTCCAGCGAATTGATTTTTTTCTTAAGCTTGTAGTGGCCAGTGAATGTAGTGATCAGGAAAAAGAGCTTGCGCTGCTTTGGATTTCAGAACTGACGGATGAACTCATGGCAAAAATCAGAACCCACGAATATAACCGCTCAATGGATGTTGTTAACTGAGGGGTAATTTATGCGCATTGAAATAATGATCGATAAAGAGCAGAAGATTAGCCAGTCTACCCTGGACGCCCTTGAATCCGAGCTTTACCGCAATCTGCGCCCCCTGTATCCCAAAACGGTAATTCGCATCCGCAAAGGTAGCTCTAACGGTGTGGAACTGACCGGACTGAAACTGGACGAAGAAAAAAAACAAGTGATGAAAATTATGCAGCAGGTATGGGAAGACGACAGCTGGCTGCATTAAGAAACGTTGCCCCCAGGAGGATTCATTCTGATGGGGGCTGGTTTGGGCAACGAGTGAAACGAGGCGTAAAGTGGTCGGCCTGTTGGCAGCGTTGAAAAGCGAAAGCCGCAATACTATAAATTAGTTTTTATTAGATAGTGCCTTTGTGCCCCTGCTTTAGGGAAATCAGGTAATGACATTTGAAGTATATAACCCTGTTTTTCATAAAAAGGGAGCGCCTGGAAGCTAAATGTATCGACAAGGCCATGAATACAACCGTTCATCACACCTTCTTTCTCAGCCATGCTCATAAGTTTGCTACCCAAACCGCCACTCCGTGCTGATTCACTCACCCAAAGATAATCAATACACAGCCATGGACCTTTCCTGTCCGCAATTAACCCACCTACCATCTCTCCGATTTCATTTCTGCAGTAGACACCGATCTGTCCATTTTTACTAAAATCGATAAACTGAGCATTGTAGCTTCTTAGCCCCGCTAACAGTTCTTCTCTATCATATTCAGTAACTTTATGAACTACTTGAATGTTCATACATATCCGTTTTAGTGATTATTTTATTCAGTGCTAAATGTTATAGATAAGTTTACTTTATGTTTCAATGTATTGTTGTAAATTTAATCAATTTACCATTTCCGGGTCCGTTCCTTGCTCACAGCGAACCTTTAGCTTTGTTAGCTCGAATATGTCGGTTTTTAAGTGGTCAATCAGATACGTACCTTCACCCCACTCGTTAGTGCATGTCTATGCCGCATGAATCCGCATGATCGTTTGAGGATCGTTTTTGCTGAGGCCCCCCAGAACTGGCGGGCTTTTGCTTATGTCATGCAGGTGCATGAAAACCACTACATAAAGCGGGCAGGCGTGGCGGGGATACGAGCGCGCGCGGGCCATAGAACTAACTTATTGTATCTTGTAAACATTTGAGCATGTTGTAAGGAACAAAACCCTAATGTTATCATCAAAAAAATGTTAGTTGGTTTAGAAGGAATGATGATGCAAAAGCAAAGGGTTTCTCAAGTATTCGTTCCCGGAGGTATGCCAAAGTTAACTTATGTTGAACGGACTGGGGGCGAGATAAAAGAAAGACTTGAGAGTGCAAAAGATAATTTGTGTAAGTTGGTTACCTTGACGGGACAAACCAAATCCGGAAAGACTGTACTTACACAAATGGTGTTTCCCTTTACTGATCCGAATGTCATATGGATTGATGGTGGCGGTATTGCTGTCGAAAATGATATTTGGGAGCAAGTTTTAGACAAATTAGATATTTACACTAATGAGGAGGTCAACGTTTCTGATTCCTCATCAACTAATATCTCAGGCAAGGTTCATGCATCTGGTAGTGCCCTTGTTGTAAAAGGAGGAGGAGAGGCAGGGGTTTCGCAGACCGATGGGTCTTCTAAAGGTAAAAAAAAATGCAAGAACGATTACCCCAAAAAATGCGGCGATTAAAGCCTTAGCAGATAGTCAGGCTAGCCTTATTATTGATGACTTTCATTACTTAGATAGAGAAATGCAGGGCAGCTTTGTAAGAGCAGTAAAGCCTTTAGTGTTTCATGGTGTACCTGTAATATTAATTGCTATTCCACATAGAAGATACGATGCGATAAAAGTTGAGAGGGAGATTACTGGAAGATTAGAAAATATAATGATGCCATATTGGTCAGAAGATGAATTAAAACAGATTGCATCATCGGGTTTTCCTCTTTTAAATATATCTGTATCTCAAGACGTTATAGACTTGCTTGCATCTGAAGCTTTAGGTAGCCCACATTTAATGCAAGAATTTTGCAAAAGTTTGTGTGCTGCTCATTCAATAAAAGAAACATCTGAGCAGACAGTGACAATATCTTCTATTGATGACTCACTGTTTAGAAATGTAGCTGAATCAACAGGGAAAGTGGTATTCGATAAATTAGCAACTGGCCCTCGCCAACGTTCCGATAGGTTGCCTCGTTTATTAAAGAATGGCGAGAGAGTTGATATTTATAAAGTTGTCTTATATGCACTCTCTAACATGAAACCAGGAATGCAAACTATTCAGTATGAAGAGTTACGTACTGCTATTAGAGAAATAGTCGCAGAAACACCTCCCCAGGCTAATGAGGTTACACGAGTTCTTGAAAAAATGAGCGAGATCGCATCTAGTGAAGAGGCTTCAACACCGGTTATAGATTGGGAGAGAGAAGAACAAAAACTACATATTACCGATCCATTTTTTGCGTTTTACCTAAAATGGCGTGATCATTAAAAACGACAGAACCGTCATATGACGGTTCTGTATAATTTCATTATGACCCTGCTAGGTAATACTTATCGAAAATAATAACTCTCTCGCCAAGCCAGTCGTTTAGTTCTTCCATTTGCTTCTGTAATGGCATTAATTCGTTCCGTACAAAAACTCGACTCGCCTTCTCCACATCCCCAAAACCCCCAACATTATTCGGCATTATCCCCATCATTTGCGGCGGCACGCGGTGTGCCGCCATCATGTCATCCCGGCTCACGTTCTTGATGTTCAGAAATTCATCCTTCGCTGCGACTTCTGACAACGGGATGATCTGAAGCCCGTCTTTTTTTGCCATTAGGCGAGTACATAAACAGGTTGCGGAAGTTACCAGGACCTTTGGCACTTTTCATCGCGTTGCGGAGATTGTTCACATCCTCCTGATTCTGCGCGGCATCGGTCATATACATGATGAAGCCTGCATGGCTGCCGTTGATGTAATATTTGCGTCGGAACAGCGTGGCGGACTCATTGAGCAGGGCGGACGGAATGGCAGAAAGATAGCCGGGCAGGCCGTAGATCTCCTGGTTAATGTCCGGTTCCATCAGATGAAAAATGCTGCCTTTCGTGAACTGATACGGCTGGGTTGTCATACCGTATTGCACAAACCAGTAGGTATCCAGGTCTAACCCGCGTCGGGTGTATTTTGCCAGAGCAGGCTCAAGGGCGATAACTTCACCGAAGCGGTTCGTGCGTTTCTCCAGGTAGGCGTTACCAAATACCAGATAGTCCTGCACAAAACGTGAAAAAGCCTGCTGGCTGAGCAGCGGGTGGGGGATGTAGGTACTGGTCAGAATGTTGCATTTCACCGCAATTGGTGAACTGTGATGCACGGCGGCGCGGAAGGTGCGCGCCAGTCCGTCAAAGCTTACTGGCGGCTCATACCAGCGATCTGTCTGTACGCATTCCACATAGTCCAGTAGTTCGCGGCGGTCCAGAACAGGAACGGGATCACCGAAGCTGAATGCTTCGGCTGTAGTTTGACTTTTATGCTGGATCTGGTTCGTCGACGCAGCGCGGTTCTTCTTACTCTTTCCCATCAAAAAATCTCCACAATATTACTGGTATTGGCGGACTCGCCCTGCAGTGGTTCGTTAAACAGTGCGTGCATTGTTGCCCAGGCCAGATCGGCGTGGCTGGCTTCTTCGCTGCGGCTGGCTTCATAGGTTGGGCGGTTGCCACTGGCGGTGGTTGCGCGACGGATTGCCATGAATGACTGCGCAATGTCGGTGTGCCCGGCGTCAAACTCCAGACGGCGGTGGCTGATAATGTCGTAGGCCTTGAGTACCAGGGCGTTTTTAACGTTGGGGTTGTAGACAAACTCCCGGACGGCAGGAAAGAACGCTTTCACGTTCTCGTAAACCCCGTGACCAACGCCGGTTGAGTCGATACCGATATAAGTCACGTTGTACTGTTCGGTCAGTTTTTTGATGGCGTCAGCCTGGGCGCGGAAGTCCATCCCGCGCCACTGGTGACGCTCAAGAATGCGGAACTTACCACCCGGCACGGCTGGCGGTGCCACCACCACGCATCCGGCGCTGTCGCCGTTTTGCGTACCTTTTGCCGGGTCATAACCGATCCACACTTCGCGCCAGCCAAACGGGCGCAGCGCCAGTGCATGAAAGTCGGTCCAGACTTCCCAACTGTCCACCATGCACGCCTGCAGCTCGCTGAGCGGAAACACGGACGCGAGATCGTCCACAAACTCGCACATCAGCAGGTTCTGGTATTCGTCCGGGCTGTACTCCATGCGCAACTGGTCGAGGTCGAACAGGTTACAGCCGCCGCGCACCGCATCTTCCACGGTGACTATCTGGCGGTACTGCCCGTCTGCGCACAGCAGGCCGGGGGCCAGATTGCTGTGGGACAGGTCGATGTCCACCTTATCGGCTTTGTTGCGCCCACGGTTGAACAGCGCACCGGACCAGAATGGATAAGCACTGTGGGTCAGACTGGATGGCGTGGAAAAATAGGTCTGCCGCCATTTTTTGTGAATAGCCATACCGGAAGCCACTTTGCGCAGCTCCTGGAATTTCGGGATCCAGAAATATTCATCCAGATACAAGTTGCCGTGGTAACTCTGGGCCGTGCGGGCATTGGTTCCGAGGAAGTAAAGCGTGGCCCCATTAGGAAGCACCATCGGATCGCCTTTCAGCTCCACCTCCACTTCTTTGGCGAAGTCGATGATGTACTGCTTAAAGACGTGGGCCTGTGCCTTACTGGCGGAAAGGAAAATCTGGTTACGTCCGGTCAGCAGGGCGTCAATCAGGGCTTCACGGGCAAAATAGAAGGTCGCGCCGATCTGGCGTGACTTCAGCAGGTTGCGGATGCGGTTGGTTTTTCCGGCTTCCCACCAGTGGCGCTGGTAGTTGAACATGGAGGAATGAAAGATTTCTTCCAGCTTCTCAATCTGTTCATCGGTGAAAACATTCTTTTCCGGCTGACGGCGCGGGCCTTTGTTACGGTTGGCGACGTTAGGGTTTAAGTCGGCTTCGTTGCCGCCATTGTTAAACTTACCGATCCGCGCATGGCGCTCCGACTGGCGCGCCAGCAGGTCAATCTCTTTGAAATCTTTCCCTTCTTTGTGCTCCTTCATAATGAGCTGGCAGTAGCGTGCGGCGGTGGTGAGCTGCATCTGATCCAGCGGCCCATAGTCACCCCACTTGTCGCGTTTTTTCCAGCTGTGAACGGTTGCAACTTTCTCGCCCAGCATTTCAGCAATGCGGGCTACGCGGTATCCCTGAAAGTACAGCAGCATGGCCTGCCGACGGGGATCGAGATCTGCGGGTGTCAGTGTGGTGTTCATGGCACAAACCTACAGCCTTGAATGAAGGCTTTCCCCGCCTGCGGTTTGTGTGGTTGTCGGTACAAATACCGCGCATTGTTTCACTACCCCCATCACCGCAACCATAAGGCTCCAGTAAGTTATTTCTAACGGAGCACGGCTCATGACAGTGAAAGCAAAGCGTTTTCGCATCGGGGTGGAAGGTGCCACCACCGACGGACGCGAAATCCAGCGTGAATGGCTGGAACAGATGGCAGCCAGCTACAACCCGGCGGTGTATACCGCGCTGATTAACCTTGAGCACATCAAGTCTTATCTCCCGGACAGCACCTTTAACCGTTACGGCAAGGTGACGGCGCTGTTTGCTGAAGAAATCACGGAAGGCCCGCTGGCAGGCAAGATGGCGCTGTATGCCGACGTTGAGCCAACGGAGTCCCTGGTGGAATTGGTGAAAAAAGGCCAGAAATTATTCACCTCTATGGAAGTCAGCCCGAAGTTCGCTGATACGGGCAAAGCCTACCTGGTCGGCCTGGCTGCCACTGATGACCCTGCCAGTTTGGGTACGGAAATGCTGACATTCAGCGCCAGTGCAGCCCATAACCCGCTGGCAAACCGCAAGCAGAATCTCGCCAATCTCTTTACCGCCGCAGAGGAAACGGTGATCGAACTGGAAGAAATCCAGGAGGACAAACCGTCCCTGTTTGCCCGTGTCACGGCGCTGTTTACCAAAAAAGAGCAGTCCGACGATGCCCGGTTCTCTGATGTGCATAAGGCCGTGGAGCTGGTCGCCACTGAGCAGCAAAACCTGAGCGCACGCACCGAAAAATCCCTGTCTGAGCAGGAAGAACGTCTGTCTGAGCTGGAGACTGCCCTGCAGGCACAGCAGACCGCCTTTAACGAACTGGTGAATAAGCTGAGTCATGAAGACAGCCGCCAGGACTACCGCCAGCGTGCAACAGGCGGTAACGCCCCCGCTGACACTCTGACCAATTGCTGATGGAGCACAAAACCTGATGAAGAAGAATACCCGCTTTGCTTTTAACGCTTACCTGCAGCAGCTGGCGCGTCTGAACGGTGTGGCAGTTGAAGAACTGTCCAGCAAGTTCACTGTAGAGCCGTCTGTGCAGCAGACGCTGGAAGACCAGATCCAGCAATCCGCCGCATTCCTGACGCTGATTAATGTCACGCCAGTGACTGAGCAGTCTGGTCAGTTGCTGGGGCTGGGTGTTGGCAGCACCATTGCCGGAACCACTGATACCACCGCAAAAGAGCGTGAGCCTGTCGATCCGACGCTGATGGTCGATGTGGAATATAAATGCGAGCAGACCAACTTTGACACGGTGCTGACCTACGCGAAGCTGGACCTGTGGGCGAAGTTTCAGGATTTCCAGGTGCGTATCCGTGACGCCATCGTGAAACGTCAGGCACTGGACCGCATCATGATCGGCTTTAACGGCGTGAAGCGTGCGAAAACCTCCAACCGTAGCGAAAACCCGCTGCTGCAGGATGTGAACAAAGGCTGGCTGCAGAAAATCCGTGAGGATGCACCGGATCACGTCATGGGCAGCACCACCACGGGCGGTGAAACCACACCGGGCGCAGTGAAAGTCGGCAAAGGTGGCGAATATGCCAACCTGGACGCTGTAGTGATGGATGCGGTCAATGAGCTTATCGACGTGGTCTACCAGGACGATGACGATCTGGTGGTGATTTGCGGTCGTGAACTGCTGTCTGACAAGTATTTCCCGCTGGTCAACAAAGAGCAGGAAAACAGTGAAAAACTGGCTGCCGATATGATCATCAGCCAGAAACGCATGGGTGGCCTGCAGGCCGTGCGTGCGCCATTCTTCCCGCCGAATGCGCTGCTGATCACCCGTCTGGATAACCTGTCCATCTACTGGCAGGAAGACACCCGCCGCCGTTCAGTTATCGACAACCCGAAACGTGACCGGATTGAAAACTTTGAATCCGTTAACGAAGCCTATGTGGTTGAGGACTACCGCTGCGCAGCACTGGTGGAAAACATCCAGATTGGCGATTTTAGCGCCGCTGCAGCAGAAGCCGGAGCGTAACCCATGAGCCTGAGTCCCGCACGGCAGCATCGCCTGCGCGTTCAGGCTGAACAGGCCGCTCGTGAGGGTGGCAGTGTTCGCCACGCGTCGGGCTATGACCTGATGCTGCTGCAACTGGCGGAAGACCGCCGCCGTCTCAAGGGCGTTCAGTCCACGGTCAAAAAAGCGGAAATCAAAGTGGAGCTGCTGCCGAAGTACGCCGCCTGGGCGGAGGGTGTCCTGGCTGCCGGAGGCGCTCAACAGGATGACGTGCTGATGTACGTGATGCTGTGGCGCATTGATGCCGGAGATTATGCCGGGGCGCTGGAGATTGGGCGTCATGCTCTGCGTCATGGCTGGGTGATGCCGCTGGGTAACCGCAACGTGCAGACCGTGCTGGCAGAGGAAATGGCAGACGCGGCACAGAGCGCAATGCTTGCCACTACCGGCTTTGATGTCGATCTGTTGCTGCAGACGCTGGAGCTGACAGATGGTCTGGATATGCCGGACCAGTCACGGGCGCGTCTGCATAAAGCGATTGGCGCTGTCCTGAGTGAAAGTAATCCGGCTTCCGCCCTTAATCATCTCAACCATGCGTTACAGCTCGATCCCCGCTGTGGCGTGAAAAAAGACAAACAGCAGCTGGAGCGCAGACTGCGCAATGACAGCCGCTGACAGAACGTGCCCCCGCGCACGGGCGGCACGGGGTGGCGAAAGGCACTGCCACATCAAAACCCCGTCCACCGCCCTCTATTTCAGGAGAAAGCAGCATGAAGTTTGTTGCGCCAGAACAGGCACCGGAACAGGCGGAAATCATCAGGAATACGCCGTTCTGGCCTGATGTGGACTTGTCGGAGTTTCGCAGTGTCATGCGCACTGACGGCACGGTGACGCAGCCGCGTTTAAAGCAGGTTGCGCTGTCGGCAATTTCGGAGGTCAACGCAGAGCTGTATGAGTTTCGCAGACGCCAGCAGATGCTGGGGTATGCCTCGCTGGCAGAGGTTCCGGCAGAACAGCTGGACGGCAAAAGTGAGCGCATTCAGCACTATTTCAACGCGGTTTACTGCTGGGCACGCGCCATGCTCAACGAACGATACCAGGACTATGACGCCACGGCATCCGGTGTGAAGCGAGGCGAGGAACTGGCGGAAGCCAGCGGTGATTTATGGCGTGACGCCCGCTGGGCCATCAGCCGGGTGCAGGATGCGCCGCACTGCACAGTGGAGCTTATCTGATGAAAGTGCGAGCGCATCAGTATGACACGGTGGATGCACTTTGCTGGCGTCATTACGGGCGCACGCAGGGTGTCACGGAGCAGGTACTGAAGGCAAATCCGGGGCTTGCCGAATACGGCCCCTTTTTACCTCACGGGCTGCAGGTGGAGCTGCCGGACATTCCGACCACCACCACCGTGCAGACCGTCCAGCTATGGGACTGAATTATGACGCTTGAGCGAATCAGCGCCTTTATCACGTACTGCATCGCCGTTGTGCTGGCCTGGCTGGGCGATTTGTCCATCAAGGATGCCTCAACGCTGGGCGGTCTGATGATTGGTGTGCTGATGCTGGCTATCAACTGGTACTACAAACATAAAGCCTACCAGCTTCTGCGCGACGGGCAGATCTCGCGGGAGGACTATGAATCCATCAATCGTTAAACGCTGCCTTGTCGGGACCGTGCTGGCTATTGCTGCCACGCTGCCGGGTTTTCAGCAGCTTCACACCTCCGTGGAGGGGCTGAAACTGATTGCCGATTACGAAGGTTGTCGTCTGCAGCCGTATCAGTGCAGCGCGGGTGTCTGGACCGACGGCATTGGTAATACGTCGGGCGTCATTCCCGGCAAAACCATTACGGAGCGACAGGCAGCAGAAGGGCTGATCTCCAACGTGCTGCGTGTGGAGCGGGCGCTGGAAAGGTGTATGAAGCAACAGCCGCCGCAGAAGGTGTATGACGCTGCGGTGTCGTTTGCCTTCAACGTGGGTACGGGCAATGCCTGCAGTTCCACGCTGGTGAAATTGCTCAATCAGCGGCGCTGGGCGGATGCGTGCCGACAGTTGCCGCGCTGGGTGTATGTAAAAGGTGTGTTTAATCAGGGGCTGGATAACCGCCGTGCGCGGGAGATGGCCTGGTGCTTACAGGGAGCAAACTGAAATGAAAAAGAAATTAATCAGCGGACTGTTTCTGATGTTCTGGATGGCGCTGTTGATCGCAGCAATGGTGTATCCGCAGGGGATTTTTCCGGTACTGGCAGCGTCCGGTGTCTGGGTAGCCTGTCTGCTGACATGGGCGGTAATTCCGGTAGCACTGGCTGCGTTAATTAAGAACGGCCCGTTCTGGCAGGAGTTGAGGGCATTTTTGCTAAAGACCATTACCCGAAAAGAAAACGTATTTATCAGCTGGGTGATGCGATTGCTGATTGTCGTCAGTTTCGCCTGGACGGGGTGGGCCATTACCCTGGTCTTTTATCTGCTGACCGTTATTGCCTTCCGGATCACCCGTAACCAGATGGCGCAACAGGTAGCAGCATGAACCGGTTGCTGCTGGTTGTGCTGGCGTTATTACTGGCGGCGCTGGGCTGGCAGACGTGGCGGCTGGCTGATGCCAGCCAGACCATCAGCACGCAGGCAGACGAGCTGCAGAGCAAAAGCCAGGCACTGGCAAAGAGCAACAGCCAGCTTATCAGCCTGTCCATTCTGACTGAAACCAACAACCGGGAGCAGGCGCGGCTCTATGCCGAAGCAGAACAGACCAGCGCGCTGCTGAGTCAACGACAACACCGGATCGAGGAACTGAAACGTGAGAACGAGGATTTACGCCGCTGGGCTGATACTCCTTTGCCTGCTGACATTATCCGGCTGCGGAAACGCCCGGCATTCACCGGAGGTGCAGCTTACCGTCAGTGGCTGTCCGCGAGTGACGCCGTGTCGGCTGGATCAGACAGCGCCGCACACTAACGGTGATCTGAACGCGTTGCTGGATGAAACGGAGGCCGCCTGGGCGGTCTGTGCAGACAAAGTGGACATGATTATTGCGTGTCAGGAGCGAAATAGTGAACAAACCACAATCCCTGCGCCACGCCCTCAATAAAGCAGTGCCTTATGTCCGCAATAACCCGGACAAACTGCATCTGTTTGTGGATAACGGTTCGCTGGTTGCCACGGGGGCCAGCTCCATGTCATGGGAGTACCGTTATACCCTCAACGTGGTGATTGAGGATTTCAGCGGCGACCAGAATCTGCTGATGGCCCCAGTTTTGCTGTGGCTGCGTGATAACCAGCCCGATGCCATCAATAACCCGGCGTTACGGGAAAAACTATTCACCTTTGAGGTGGATATTTTGCGCAACGATGTCTGTGATATCAGCCTTAACCTGCAACTGACGGAGCGTGTGCTGGTCAGCACTGACGGCAGTGTGTCGAGTGTTGAAGCTGTAGCGGAACCCGATGAACCTGAAGAAATGTGGACGGTGAAACGTGGCTGAACTGCAGAAGGTGGACGACTGGCTGAGTGCTTTGCTGGCGAATCTGGAACCAGCCGCAAGAAGCCGCATGATGCGCCAGCTGGCGCAGGAACTGCGCCGGACACAGCAGCAGAATATCAGAATGCAGCGCAATCCAGATGGCAGCAGTTATGAACCGCGACGGGTAACAGCACGCAGTAAAAAGGGGCGCATCAAACGTCAGATGTTTACAAAGCTGCGCACCACAAAATACCTGAAAACTGCCGCCAGCGCCGATTCTGCCAGCGTGCAGTTTGAAGGTAAGGTGCAGCGCATTGCCCGCGTTCACCATTACGGCCTGCGTGATCGCGTCAGTCGTAAAGGGCCGGAGGTCCGCTATGCTGAGCGTCGCCTTCTGGGTGTAAATGATGATGTTGAGGCAATGACCCGTGACATGATTTTGCAATGGCTGGCGGGGTGATCTTTGTATCAGCACTGATACAAGTTGCAGCACTGCCGCCTTTCTTCCCCTGATGGCAACCTTTCCCTATGAACGCACAATTAACCGAAATCATGCGCCTTATCACCAACCTGATACGCACAGGTGTAGTCACCGAAGTGGACAGGGCAAACTGGCTGTGTCGGGTGAAAACGGGCGACCTTGAAACCAACTGGATTAACTGGCTGACACTGCGCGCGGGCAAATCGCGCACCTGGTGGAAACCGTCTGTGGGCGAGCAGGTTGTGCTGTTCAGCCTGGGTGGCAATCTGGAAACCGCGTTTGCCCTGCCTGCTGTCTACTCAAATCAGTTTCCGCCACCTTCAGACTCTGAGGACGGCAACGTGGTTGAGTACCCGGACGGTGGCTGGTTTGAATACGAACCCGCTACCGGGCGCTGGTATGTCAGGGGCATCAAATCCATGGTCATTGAGGCTGCCGACAACATCACCCTGAAAACCAGTGAGTTTGTACTGGAGGCTGACCGCACACGCATTAACAGTGAAGTGGTGATCAATGGTGGAGTTACCCAGGGCGGCGGAGCGATGAGTTCTAACGGGATCGTGGTTGATGCGCATCAGCATACTGGCGTCCTGAAAGGCGGCGATACAACCGGAGGCCCGGTATGACGCTTTATATTGGGATGAACAATACCAGCGGTAAAGCCATTACTGATATTGACCATCTGCGCCAGTCAGTGCGGGACATTCTGCTGACGCCGCAGGGTAGCCGCATTGCCCGCCGGGAATATGGTTCCCTGCTGTCGGCACTGATAGACCAGCCACAAAATCCGGCGTTACGCCTGCAGGTCATGTCGGCAGTGTATGTGGCGCTGAGTCGCTGGGAGCCACGGCTGACGCTGGATTCCATCACCATAAACAGTAATTTTGACGGTTCAATGGTGGTGGAGCTGACCGGGCGGCGTAATAGCGGTGTGCCTGTTTCCCTTTCCGTATCAACAGGAGCAGAGAATGGCAGTGATTGACCTTTCGCAGTTACCTGCGCCGCAAATTGTGGATGTGCCGGACTTTGAGACGCTGCTTGCCGAACGCAAGGCAGAATTTGTGGCGCTTCATCCGAAAGATGAGCAGGAAGCAGTGATGCGTACGCTGGAACTGGAATCTGAACCCGTTACCAAATTGTTGCAGGAGAACGCTTACCGTGAGTTGCTTCTGCGCCAGCGCATTAACGAAGCCGCGCAGGCGGTGATGGTGGCTTATGCCATAGGGAGCGATCTGGACCAGCTCGCTGCCAATTACAACGTGAAACGCCTGACGGTGACGCCTGCTGATAATGACGCTGCACCGCCCGTTGCGGCTGTGATGGAAAGCGATGAAGCGTTACGCCTGCGTGTGCCTGCAGCCTTTGAGGGGCTTTCAGTTGCGGGGCCAACCGCAGCTTATGAATTTCATGCCCGAAGCGCCGACGGTCGGGTGGCGGATGCCAGTGCAACCAGTCCGGCACCTGCAGAGGTGGTGCTGACTGTTCTTAGCCGCGAAGGCGATGGAACAGCAGAAAAAGACTTGCTGGATGTGGTGGAGAAAGCCCTGAACAGTGAGAACGTCCGCCCGGTGGCTGACCGTCTGACGGTTCGCAGCGCAGAAATCATCCCGTACCGCGTGGAAGCCACCATTTTTCTCTATCCGGGACCGGAAGCAGAGCCGGTAATGGCAGCGGCAAAAGCCAGTCTGCAGAAGTACATCGCCAGTCAGACGCGTCTTGGCCGGGATATTCGCCGTAGCGCCATCTTTGCCGCCCTGCATGTTGAGGGTGTGCAGCGTGTGGAGCTGGCTTCGCCGCTGGCGGATGTGGTCCTGAACAAAACACAGGCGGCATCATGTACGCAGTGGAGCGTAACCAACGGAGGAACGGATGAATAGTCTGCTGCCACCGGGTTCAACTTCACTGGAGCGCCGACTGGCGCAAACCTGCAGCGGGATTTCTGATTTGCAGGTGCCGCTGCGTGACTTGTGGAATCCAACGACCTGTCCGATCAGTTTCCTGCCTTATCTCGCCTGGGCGTTCTCTGTGGATCGCTGGGACGAGGGCTGGACAGAAAGCGTCAAGCGCCAGGTAGTGAAGGATGCTTTTTATATTCATCAGCATAAAGGAACCACCAGTGCCGTGCGGCGGGTGGTGGAGCCGTTCGGCTTCCTGATCCGCATTATTGAGTGGTGGCAGACCGGAGAGACACCGGGCACGTTTCGCCTGGACATCGGCGTGCAGGATCAGGGCATCACTGAAGATACCTATTTAGAACTTGAGCGGCTAATAAGCGATGCCAAACCATGTAGCCGTCACATGATCGGCATGTCCATCAATCTGCAGACCAGCGGTCCGCATTGGGTGGGGGCCGCCAGCTATCTTGGCGAAGAAATCACGATCTATCCGTATATCAACGAAACAATTATTTCTGGCGGCACCGCGCATGAAGGCGGGGCGGTCCATGTTATTGACATAATGAGAGTGAATCCATGAGCACAAAATTTTATACCCTGCTGACGGATATTGGCGCGGCGAAACTTGCCAGCGCCGCCGCGCTCGGTGTGCCTTTAAAAATTACCCATATGGCGGTCGGCGATGGCGGCGGAACATTGCCAACGCCGGACGCAAAGCAGACTGCACTGGTAAATGAGAAACGCCGGGCTGCGCTGAATATGCTCTATATCGACCCGCAGAACAGCAGTCAGATTATTGCTGAACAGGTGATCCCTGAAAACGAGGGTGGTTGGTGGATACGTGAAGTGGGCCTGTTTGATGAGTCAGGGGCATTGATTGCCGTGGGAAACTGCCCGGAAAGCTATAAGCCGCAACTAGCTGAAGGCAGCGGGCGCACCCAGACCGTGCGCATGGTGCTGATTACCAGCAGTACCGATAATATCACACTGAAAATTGACCCTTCAGTGGTGCTGGCAACCCGCAAGTATGTGGATGACAAGGTGCTTGAGCTTAAGGTGTATGTGGATGACCTGATGGCAAAGCATCTTGCTGCTGCAGATCCTCATACGCAGTATGCGCCCAAAGACAGCCCAACATTGACTGGCACGCCGAAAACGCCAACAGCACCGGCGGGAACTAACACGACTCAGATTGCTAGCACGGCATTTGTGCAGGCGGTGGTCACTGCGCTAAATAACGCACTGGCGTTGAAAGCTCCACTGGCAAATCCGGCCCTGACCGGAACGCCGACGGCTCCGACTGCAGCGCAGACGGCGAACAATACGCAGATTGCCACCACGGCATTTGTGAAAGCGGCAGTTGCGAGATGGTCGGTTCATCGCCGGAGGCGCTGGATACGTTAAATGAATTGGCTGCTGCGCTGGGGAATGATCCTAACTTTGCGACAACAGTAATGAGTGCGCTGGCGGGAAAAATGAACAAAGCAGCTAATGGCGCTGATATTGCCGATGTTTCTGCTTTTCTAAAAAACCTTCATCTTGGGGAGGGCAGTGCGTTGCCAGTCGGTGTTCCTGTTCCGTGGCCTACTGCAATACCGCCGGAAGGTTGGTTGAAGTGTAATGGAGCATCATTCAGTTCCTCGCAATATCCGAAACTGGCGCAGGTTTATCCGTCATTAAAATTACCAGATCTACGCAGTGAGTTTATTCGCGGCTGGGACGATGGGCGTGGCGTAGACGCTGGACGTCAGGTTCTAACGTCTCAGACTGATGCTATGCAGCCGATTATCGGCTCCATTGGCTATGGTACAAACGGTATGTTTACTTATGCTGATGGAGCTTTTACGGGTATAGATCGTGAAAGCGGAGACGGTATTGTTACACAGGCAACAAGCATCTCACAATATAAACAGGCTCACTTAGATTCAATTACGATAACACGAACAGCGGCAGAAACACGTCCACGGAATATTTCATTTAATTACATTGTGAGAGCAGCATAATGACAGAAGCGAAACTAAATAATGAGTTTATAGCTGTGGAATCTGGCAATATAACGGTGTTTAACTTTGATATTGAAACTCGTGAATATCTTTCTTCTAGTGTTGAATTTCTTGCTGTAGGGGTTGGGATTCCTGCTAATTCATGCATTGATATGCCGGGTAAAAGTAAAAAAGGGTTAACCATTTGCCGGACTAAGGATCTTACCGCGTGGGAATATATTGCTGATCATCGAGGTGAGACTGTTTACAGCACCGAAACTGGCAAAAAAATAGCTGTAACAGTGCTCGGCGATTACCCAGAAAAAACTACGAAACTACCTCCTGCTACACCATACGATAAGTGGAACGGTAGTGCATGGGTGACAGATACCGAGGTGCAGCACGAGGTTGACGTGGAAACTGCTGATCAGAAGAAAGCGGAGCTTCTGGCAAAGGCTCAGCTAACAATCAATCTATGGCAGACAGAACTACAATTAGGAATTATCAGTGATGAAGATAAAGTCAGACTAATCACCTGGATGAATTACATCAAAGCGGTGCAGTTGGTAGACACGTCAACTGCGCCAGATATAACGTGGCCGAGGAAGCCCGAGTGACTGAGAATTAAATGGTTAGTATCATCCTCCCCCACACTGCCTATATGGTATGAATACGAGGGGGAGGCTGTTTGTTGTCTGTTTCTGTGATAATATTAGATTCTCGTTTTTTAATAAAAAATCAATATGAAAGAGAATAAAATACGTTCTGCCGATGGCGTGAGAGGTTTCGCTTTGATGATTGTTGTGGTGATGCATGCTACGGGACTATTCTTTCCCTCACTTCATGATCATCTCGGAGGTACGGGGCAGCCCGGTGTTTGGTTGTTTTTTGTTCTTAGCGCCTTTTTGTTGACACATAAATTTATTAATTCTGGTTTTTCGTTTTTGAATGTGTTGAGTTATCTTTTAGGGCGAACAATAAGGATATTACCGATTTTTTATATTGCAGTATTAATTTATTACCTTATGGGATTTTATGATTTAGAGAAAATGAAATCGATAATTTCATTTGATAGTACTTACATCCATTTCTGGACTATTCCGATAGAATTCAAGTTTTACTTTTTGTTGCCGATTGTGGTTTATCTCGCATCTAGTATCCAGAAAGTTGCAGGTAGAAAATATTCTTTGTTGTTTTTGATATTGTTAACCTTAGCGTTCGCTTTTATATACCCTTATACGGATGACGAAATCAACGGTAGGCTACCGTATTACATTCCTGTTTTTATGTATGGAATTATAATTGCGTTTATGTATAACTATTTTCAAATTAAAATATCATCTCTCGTTAGTGATGGGGTGTCAATTGCGATTATATTAATATTTATAATGTTGACCCCTCCTTTTCAGGGGGCTAATGGTTGGCTGGGTAATAAATTTGTGGTATTAGGGCCATTTATTGCTCTCTTTGTATATTTGCAAGTAAATTCCAGTGGGTATGTAAGCGCGGTTTTATCTTCAAAAATCATGGCGGATTTGGGGAAATATAGTTTTTCAATTTATTTGTTTCATATAATGATAATTTTTATTGTTTATCCTAAATTTTTGGATAATGTTACTGCATACTTAGTTACTATAGCTTTATGTATTGGCGGTGGGGCTATTGCCTATCATTGCATTGAATCTCCCTTGGAATCGTTCAGACATAAGCTTATGAAAAGAATAACGCAGGCTTATCAGAATCAAAATATTTAAGTAAAAGCAAAAAAGGCTCTCGTCAACCGACGAAGCCTTTTAAAACGAGTATTAATTCCCGTCCTGTAAAGTGCCCCCTATCCCAGAACAACGTTTTTAGTTATCAACGCCGTTCCGAAAATTTCCTGCGACGTTGTGTGATTAACCGTACAACGCACATCAGCTGTCTGCATGGCGTAATCAATACAACATAGGGCGAAGCCTAAACCAATCAGGAGGTTCGCCACTATGGCTCAGGATTACCACCACGGGGTGCGCGTTGTTGAAGTCAACGAAGGCACCCGATCTATTACCACGGTGAGCACCGCCATCGTGGGCATGGTCTGCACGGGCGATGATGCCGATGCAAAAAATGTTTCCTCTTAATAAACCCGTGCTGATCACTGATGTACTGACCGCCAGCGGTAAAGCGGGTGAGTCCGGCACGCTGGCCCGTTCGCTGGATGCCATCGCTGACCAGGCAAAACCCGTGACCGTTGTTGTGCGTGTGCCACAGGGTGAAACGGAAGAAGAAACCACAACCAATATCATTGGCGCAGTGACCGCCGAGGGTAAAAAAACAGGCATGAAAGCCCTGTTATCTGCCCAGACACAGCTCGGCGTTAAACCGCGCATTCTCGGCGTGCCAGGTCACGATAACAAAGCCGTTGCTACTGAGTTGCTGAGTGTGGCGCAAAGCCTGCGTGGGTTTGCCTACCTGTCAGCGTATGGCTGCAAGACGGTACAGGAGGCGATCACTTACCGTGAAAATTTCAGCCAGCGCGAAGGAATGCTGATCTGGCCTGACTTTACTGGCTGGGACACGGTGCTGAATGCCGAAGCAACGGCATATGCCACCGCCCGTGCGCTTGGTCTGCGTGCCAAAATTGATGAGCAGACCGGGTGGCACAAAAGCCTGTCCAACGTGGGCGTGAACGGTGTCACCGGAATTTCTGCAGATGTGTTCTGGGATCTGCAGGACCCGGCAACCGATGCAGGTCTGCTGAACCAGAACGACGTCACCACGCTTGTGCGTAAAGACGGTTTCCGCTTCTGGGGTTCTCGCTGCCTGAGTGATGACCCGCTCTTTGCCTTCGAAAACTACACCCGCACGGCGCAGGTGCTGACGGACACAATGGCAGAAGCGCACATGTGGGCAGTGGACAAACCGCTGAACCCGTCGCTGGCGCGCGACATTATCGAGGGCATCCGCGCCAAAATGCGCAGCCTGGTCAGTCAGGGGTATCTCATTGGTGGTGATTGCTGGCTGGACGAGTCGGTGAACGACAAAGACACGCTGAAAGCCGGAAAACTCACCATCGACTATGACTACACGCCAGTGCCGCCACTTGAAAATCTGATGCTGCGTCAGCGCATCACCGATCAGTACCTGGTGAATTTTGCCAGCCAGGTCAGCGCGTAAGGGGACAACATGGCTTTACCACGCAAATTAAAACATCTGAACCTGTTTAACGACGGGAACAACTGGCAGGGGATCGTAGAGTCTCTGACGCTGCCGAAATTCACCCGCAAATATGAGAAGTATCGCGGCGGCGGAATGCCGGGTGCAGTGGATGTGGATCTGGGGCTTGATGACAGTGCTCTGGACACAGAATTTTCCATTGGTGGTACTGAACTGCTGCTGTTTAAACAGATGGGCAAAGCCACGGTGGATGGCATCCAGTTGCGCTTTACCGGCTCTATCCAGCGTGATGATACCGGGGAAGTACAGGCCGTGGAGCTTGTGGTGCGTGGACGTCACAAAGAAGTGGACTCCGGCGAGTGGAAGACGGGCGAAAGCAACACCACCAAAGTGACCAGTACCAACAGTTACGCGAAGCTGACTATCAATGGTGAGGTGCTCTATGAAGTGGACCTTATCAACATGGTGGAAATTGTGGACGGTGTGGACCTGATGGAAGCGCACCGCAACGCCCTCGGCCTCTGATGTATCTGAACGGCGCGGAATGCCGCGCCAGAACCCAATTTACAGGACAGAAAAATGAGTGATAAGCAGACTGAAAAGACCATTCAACTGGATACTCCCATCATGCGCGGTAAAACAGAAATTACCGAAATTGTGTTGCGTAAACCGCAGTCCGGTGCGCTGCGCGGCACACGCCTGCAGGCCATTATGGATATGGATGTGAACGCGATGATGACCGTGATCCCCCGCATCTCCAGTCCGGCACTGACTGCACAGGAAATTGCAGAGCTGGACCCGGCAGATCTCACTGCCATGTCGGTTGAGGTTGTCACTTTTTTGTTGAAGAAGTCGGTGCTTGCCGGTTTACCGACAGCCTGACGGTTGACGATCTGGTGGCTGATATCGCCACCATCTTTCACTGGCCGCCATCCGTTACTGACGTTATGCCGCTGACCGAAGTGCTGGAATGGCGGTATAAAGCGATTCAGAGAAGCGGGGCCAGCCATGAGTGACAATAACCTGCGTCTGCAGGTGATTCTGAATGCGGTTGACAAGCTCACCCGCCCATTTCGATCCGCGCAGGCCAGTTCAAGAGAACTGGCTGCTGCTGTCAAACAATCCCGCGATGCAATAAAGCAGCTTGATCAGGCCGGGAGCAGTCTGGACAGCTTCCGAAAGCTGCAGGCAGAAAATCAGAAATTAGGCGACAGGCTGAACTATGCCCGCCAGCGTGCAAATTTACTCAGTCATGAACTGGGATCAATGGGGCCGCCTTCGCAACGTCAGGTTGTTGCTCTGGGCCGTCAACGGCTGGCTGTTCAGCGCCTGGAAGAACGCCAGAAAAAGCTGCAGCAGCAGACGGCGCTTGTGCGTGCAGAACTTTATCGTGCTGGTATTTCAGCTAATGATGGCGCCAGTGCGACGGCCCGCATTACCCGTGAAACGATGCGTTATAACAGGCAGCTTTCTGAGCAGGAAGCGAGGTTACGACGTGTCGGGGAGCAACAGCGAAAAATGCACGCCGCCCGGGGGGCTTACGCCAGGCGTCTTGAGGTAAGGGATCGTATTGCCGGGGCCGGAGCCACTACCACGACTGCAGGGCTGGCAATGGGCGCACCAGTGATGGCGGCAGTAAAAAGCTATACCAGCATGGAAGATGCCATGAAAGGTGTGGCAAAGCAGGTCAATGGTCTGCGTGACGATAATGGCAACCGCACTGCACGTTTTTATGAAATGCAGGATGCCATCAAGGCTGCCAGCGAACAGCTGCCGATGGAAAACGGTGCGGTGGACTTCGCTGCACTGGTTGAAGGTGGGGCGCGCATGAACGTCGCAAACCCTGACGACAGCTGGGAAGACCAGAAACGTGATCTGCTGGCCTTCGCCAGCACGGCAGCAAAGGCGGCAACAGCCTTTGAGCTGCCAGCGGATGAACTGTCAGAAAGTCTGGGAAAAATCGCCCAGCTCTACAAAATCCCTACCCGCAATATTGAACAGCTCGGTGATGCGCTGAACTATCTGGATGATAACGCCATGTCGAAAGGGGCAGACATCATTGATGTCATGCAACGCCTGGGCGGTGTGGCTGATCGTCTGGATTATCGTAAAGCGGCGGCGCTGGGTTCCACCTTCCTGACACTGGGTGCTGCGCCGGAGGTTGCAGCCAGTGCAGCAAACGCGATGGTGCGTGAATTGTCCATTGCCACCATGCAAAGCAAGAGTTTCTTTGAAGGAATGAATCTGCTGAAACTCAATCCTGAAGTGATTGAAAAGCAGATGACGAAGGATGCGATGGGAACTATCCAGCGCGTACTGGAGAAGGTGAATGCACTGCCGCAGGATAAACGTCTGTCTGCCATGACCATGTTGTTTGGTAAAGAGTTTGGCGATGACGCGGCGAAACTGGCAAACAACCTGCCGGAACTGCAGCGCCAGCTAAAACTGACAGCGGGCAATGATGCGCTCGGCTCCATGCAGAAAGAATCTGACATTAACAAGGACTCACTTTCTGCGCAGTGGTTGCTGGTCAAAACCGGAGCGCAGAACACCTTCAGCAGCCTGGGCGAAACGCTGCGCCAGCCGCTGATGGATATTCTGTACACGGTGAAAAGCGTCACGGGGGCGTTGCGCCGCTGGGTGGAAGCTAACCCGGAACTGACGGGCACACTGATGAAAGTAGCGGCTGTTGTGGCTGCGGTTACCGTAGGCCTCGGCACCTTAGCGGTGGCGCTGGCTGCAGTGCTGGGGCCGCTGGCAGTGATCCGTCTGGGATTCTCTGTGCTGGGTATCAAAACGTTACCTTCCGTTACGGCAGCAGTAACCCGAACCAGCAGCGCGTTGTCCTGGCTGGCTGGCGCACCACTGGCACTGCTGCGACGCGGGCTTGCTTCATCGGGCAACGCAGCGGGTTTACTTACTGCGCCGTTGTCGTCTTTGCGTCGCACGGCATCACTGACGGGGAATGTCCTGAAAACTGTAGCAGGTGCGCCGGTTGCACTTTTGCGGTCTGGATTATCCGGTTTACGTGCTGTTGCTGTGATGTTTATGAATCCACTGGCAGCACTACGCGGTGGGCTGGCTGCCGCAGGCGCGGTGCTGCGTGTGCTCGCATCCGGCCCGCTGGCGATGTTGCGCATTGCCCTGTATGCCGTATCTGGTCTGTTAGGTGCTCTGCTCAGTCCGATAGGTCTTGTGGTTACTGCACTGGCGGGCGTGGCGCTGGTTGTCTGGAAATACTGGCAACCCATCACCGCATTTCTCGGTGGCGTGGTGGAAGGATTCAAAGCGGCGGCAGGTCCCATCAGTGAAGCATTCGAACCACTTAAGCCTGTGTTTCAGTGGATTGGCGACAAAGTGCAGGCGTTGTGGGGCTGGTTTACTGATCTGCTGACGCCCGTTAAGTCGACCTCTGCCGAACTGCAGAGCGCAGCGGCAATGGGGCGACGATTCGGGGAGGCACTGGCGGAAGGGCTGAATATGGTCATGCATCCGCTGGACTCCCTGAAATCCGGCGTTTCCTGGTTGCTGGAGAAACTCGGCATTGTCAGTAAAGAGGCCGCAAAGGCAAAACTACCGGAAAGCGTGACGCGTCAGCAACCTGCGACGGTGAATGCAGACGGTAAAGTGATGATGCCATCGGGTGATTTTCCGTCATGGGGATATGGCTTTGCGGGTATGTATGACAGCGGCGGCTATATCCCGCGTGGGCAGTTTGGCATCGTCGGTGAAAACGGGCCGGAAATTGTTAACGGCCCGGCAAACGTGACCAGCCGGAGAAATACAGCTGCACTGGCTGCCGTTGTCGCCGGAATGATGGGTGTTGCTGCCGCGCCAGCAGAGCTTCCACCGTTGCATCCTTTGGCGCTTCCCGCGAAAGGCGGTGAAGCGATGGTGAGTCGTGCAGCTACTGTGCCGCCCATTTACCGGATTGAAGCACCGACGCAGATCATCATCCAGACACAGCCAGGACAAAGTGCGCAGGATATTGCGCGGGAGGTGGCCCGCCAGCTTGATGAACGTGAACGCAGGCTGAAGGCAAAAGCCAGGAGTAACTACAGCGATCAGGGGGGATACGACGCATGATGATGGTGCTGGGATTGTACGTGTTTATGCTGCGCACCGTGCCGTATCAGGAACTGCAGTATCAACGCAGCTGGCGACATGCGGCTAACAGCCGGGTAAATCGTCGTCCGTCCACGCAGTTTCTGGGACCGGACAACGACATGCTGACGCTTTCCGGTGTTCTTATGCCGGAGATAACAGGCGGCAGGCTGTCGTTGCTGGCACTTGAGCAGATGGCAGAACAGGGGAAAGCATGGCCCCTGATTGAAGGTAGCGGCACGATTTACGGCATGTATGTGATTGAGGGACTGAATCAGACTAAAACGGAGTTTTTCCGCGACGGTATGCCGCGCCGGATTGAGTTCACCCTGTCGCTCAAACGGGTGGATGAATCCCTGTCCGATATGTTCGGTGATCTCAGTGCGCAACTGAATAATCTGCAGGGAACGGCAACATCTGCCTTAAGCGATATCAGTAAAACGGTGGGAGGGCTTCTGTCGTGAATTTCAGCTCTGAACTGCTTAACAAAGGCAACAAAACTCCGGCATTCAGCATCAGTATTGAAGGCAGGGATATCACCACTGTGCTGGACAACCGCCTGATGGGGCTGACGCTGACGGATAACCGGGGATTTGAAGCGGACCAGCTTGATCTGGAGCTTGACGACGCCGATGGAAAAATCGTGCTGCCGCGCCGTGGTGCGGTCATTACGCTGGCGCTGGGCTGGAAGGGGCAGCCGCTTTTCCCGAAAGGGGCATTCACGGTGGACGAGATTGAACACACTGGCGCACCGGACCGCCTGACTATCCGGGCGCGAAGTGCTGATTTTCGTGAAACGCTGAATACCCGCCGTGAAAAGTCGTGGCACAAGACCACCGTTGGGGAAGTGGTGAAGGAAATAGCTGCGCGGCACAAACTGAAGATGGCACTGGGTAAAGACCTGTCAGATAAACCCGTGGAACATATAGACCAGACCAATGAGAGTGACGGCAGTTTTCTGATGCGGTTGGCGCGCCAGTACGGTGCTATTGCGTCGGTGAAAAATGGCAATCTGTTATTCATCCGACAGGGACAGGGTAAAAGCGCCAGCGGTAAACCACTACCGGTGATCACTATCACACGCAAGGACGGCGACAGTCACCGCTTTACCCTAGCAGATCGCGGAGCCTATACGGGCGTAATTGCCAGTTGGTTGCATACCCGCGAACCCGTGAAGAAAGAAAGCACCACGGTGAAGCGTAAGCGCAGGACCGCAAAGCAGAAGAAAGAGCCGGAAGCGAAGCTGGGCGATTACCTGGTGGGTACGGATGAAAACGTGCTGGTACTTAATCGCACTTATGCCAACCGGAGCAACGCTGAACGGGCAGCGAAAATGCAGTGGCAACGCCTGCAACGCGGCGTTGCGTCATTCTCGCTACAACTGGCGGAAGGGCGGGCGGATCTCTACACGGAAATGCCTGTGAAGGTCAGTGGCTTTAAACAGCCAATAGATGATGCGGAATGGACCATTACCACCCTGACGCATAATGTCAGCCCGGATAACGGTTTTACGACCAGTATTGAACTTGAAGTGAAAATTGATGATCTTGAAATGGAATAAATGGTTCTCAATATTGATATTTTGTGTATCATTGCATTGATTCTGATAGCAAAGGTAGGGATCTGGATATGATGAATTGTCCAAAGTGTGGTCATGCGGCGCACACAAGGAGCAGTTTTCAAGTAACGGAAAGCACCAAAGAGCGTTACTGCCAGTGCCAAAATATTAACTGCGGGAGCACTTTTGTTACCCATGAAACAGTGGTCCGGTTTATTGTGACACCTGCATTGATCGCTACAGCCCCTCCACATCCATCGCTAGGAGGTCAGGGGCATATGAATTTTTGAGAAAGAGAACCTGCTACGGCAGGTTTTTATTCATCTGGGATCTCACCTGTTTCAAGAAAATGTATAAAGCCAGGCTCATCTATGATGATAGTGCCTTTCATCCTTGCTGCCGATACTTTTGATGGGCCTGCATTGTAACCGCAGCAGAGCATCTGAAGGTTTTGGGTTACAGAGGTTCTTACCGTTAATCCTTGTTCATTCGCCTTATCAACCAACCTTTCTTTATCTGCTTTCTTAAATCCGGTGAAACACACATCGAATGTATTTTTTTTTCGGGCCAGACTGCTTAGTGAGGTGTGAGTAGTTTTCGGGGAGGAATGTCTCGCATTCCTGAATGGCTTGTTCTTGTGAATCGTATTGTTTAAGAATGCGGTCTTTTCGGAAGGTTTTTATTCGGTCGGTGTTCTTACAAATGCCCTGTATATGATTTTCGCTATAACTGATGCTCTGTATTGAGTGAACACCGATACGACCATTTGCATTAATGTAAACAAAGTGAAGTTCTTCCATGTGAAACCTCTTGGCTTGATTTCAAGATGGCGACAGGCAAGACGGACGCAAAACTCTGTCGCCATTTTGCCGCCACTACCAAAGAAAAAGGGGCTACGCCTTCACGTAACCCCTTGATTTATTTGGTGGAGCTGGCGGGAGTTGAACCCGCGTCCGAAATTCCTACATCCTCGGTACTACATGCTTAGTCAGTCTTTACATTCGCTTGCCAGCTGCGGACAGACACGCCACTAACAAACTAGCCTGATTAAGTTTTAACGCTTCAACCCCAGGCTGGGCTTCCACGCGATCTCTTTTGGGTTTGACCTCTCTTGATCCCCGTCCTAAGAGCGGAGGCTAGGGAGAGAGGGCTCTAAGCAGGTTATTAAGCTGCTAAAGCGTAGTTTTCGTCGTTTGCGACTATTTTTTGCGGCTTTTTACGAGGCCAACCGCCCCTCGGCATGCACCTTGGGTTTCGCAAATCCCGTCGAATCCAGAATCAGCCCCAATGTGTAACGTTAAGTATACCAGATTTTTGAGCGCCATGACTAGCCCCAAAGGCGTTATCATCCTGGAATTAGCGCCTGCATAGTATGATTTTTCTTCGATTAAGCAATGGGATGGCTACATCAATGTCAGATTTGACAGTCGACAAGGTGTTCATTCGCGCCACCGGATAGGGAGGCGCGGTGAAGATTTGATTAGTATCGCTTATATAGGTTTAACGGTGCGCGTTTTTCATGATACGTGCTTTATCAACCTGCCATTCACGTTCTTTGATATCAGAACGTTTATCGTGTTGTTTCTTACCTTTCGCGACGCCGATTTTTACTTTGCACCAGGCATTTTTCCAGTACAGGGAGAGCGCCACTACGGTATAACCTTCACGGTTCACTCGGCCATAGAGAGAGTCAAGTTCGCGCTGGTTGAGAAGCAGTTTGCGGGTGCGAGTAGGGTCGCACACCACGTGCGTGGAAGCCACTGCCATCGGCGTGATGTTTGCTCCAAACAGGAACGCTTCTCCGTCGCGCAGAAGGACATAGCTGTCGCTAATATTGGCTTTTCCTGCGCGCAGGGATTTAACTTCCCAGCCTTGCAGGGCAAGTCCCGCTTCGAACTCTTCTTCAATAAAGTATTCGTGACGGGCGCGCTTGTTAAGCGCGATGGTCGCTGAACCAGGTTTATGTGCTTTTTTTCTTCGTCATAAGCGTCGTGAATCATCGGTAATCTGAAATCGAAAATACCCCATATCAATCCTGCGGGGGACAAGGCTCTATCTTAGCATGAACCGGATGTTACCCAGCGTCGGGATAGCGTTTTTTTTTACGGCAGGATAAATGATATTATTTGTTGGATTTTTGTTGATGGAAATTGTTATGCCTCAGATTAGCCGGACCGCACTGGTACCCTACAGCGCGGAGCAAATGTATCAGTTAGTGAATGACGTTCAGTCTTATCCTCAGTTTTTACCAGGGTGCACTGGAAGCCGGATTCTGGAGTCCACTCCTGGGCAGATGACCGCTGCGGTAGATGTGTCTAAGGCTGGGATCAGCAAAACGTTTACTACCCGCAACCAATTGACCAGTAACCAAAGTATTCTGATGAGTCTGGTTGATGGACCGTTTAAGAAATTGATCGGCGGCTGGAAGTTTACGCCGTTGAGCCAGGACGCGTGCCGTATTGAGTTTCATCTCGACTTTGAGTTTACCAATAAGTTGATTGAACTCGCCTTTGGTCGCGTGTTTAAAGAGCTGGCAGCTAATATGGTGCAGGCTTTTACTGTTCGTGCAAAAGAGGTCTACAGTGCCAGGTAA